TTTGTTGCGCGCAGACTTCTCTGCGTGCGCCACTTCCTGAGACTGCAAGTCGGTTGGGTCGTAGCTGGTCACGACCGCAACTTATGCGCGGTCTTGCCAATACGGGCACAGTCTCAGCGCCTACGCAAGTAAGCGACGGCCAAGCCGATGTCGGCCTCGCCAATGAGCGGGTACGGCGTGTCGTTGCCGTAGTTGATGCCGTAGCCGACTCCGCCGCGCACGTCGCCCGGGGCCGGGAACCAGCCCGGCTTAATCAGGCCCTCGTTGACAACGCGCACAAGCGTCGCTGAAAGGCTGAACCCAACCGTGATGGATTCAACGTTGTCGGCGCTTGGAACGAGGTACTTCTTGAAGGCGGTCGACTCGGAGACGGTCTCCGTGTCGGCGCTGTGCCTGTTGAGTGCAAGCGCGGCAAAGCGCGACTCAACAAGCTGCTCAACCTCAGGGACGCTCTTCCGGTGTGCGCCCTCACCGTAGAAGAGCGAAAGCAGCATGGCTCAGATCACCATGATCCTTGCCATGATCGTGCTGTTGTTGATGAGGTTGTAGATGTAGGTGATCTTGGTTGCGCCGTCCTTGTAGATCACATCGAACATGCAGTCGCCAATGCGTGCGCCACCGGACGGGTACTGCAACTGAGCAAACGGCATCAACTCACTGGTTACGAAGTTGTACTTGTAGAACCTGTGGGTTGCGTCCTTTTGGATGTACAGGAAGTTGCCGTTGTAGGCGTAGCGAGTGCCCGTGGTGAAGGTCTCGTTAGCCGGGCCATACACAACACCGCTGACCCATGTGTTTGCGGCAATGTCGTAGTAGTCAAGCGTGCCAACGCCGCCAGCACGAAAGCTGTAGATGCGGCGACCGTTGATGATGGCATTTGTGTTGCTCCACGCGGAGTCAGAGCAATCCCAAACCCAATGACCCGACAAAGCACTTGATGGTGCGGCTGCCCGGGCAGCAACTGGAGTTAAAACAGTCCAAGTGTTGGTGCTGATGCTGTATCGGTACAGGGTGACAGCAAGGTTGCCCATGAGGTAAATAAAGTCATCGTTGCCCTCGATGGAGATGGTGCTGTCGATGTCGGGAGGTGTAGTCCACGCGGCCGTCAACGTGAGCAAAGTTGCCGTGTTGCTTGCAACGGTGCGGATCTGACCAGCCCCGGTGCCGCTCACGATGCGGACTTGGAAGTTCTTCCACTGGTCAGTGGCCCAGTTGGCAGTCGAATCCTCAACAGCAGAGCCGCCAGTGCCCGTGGCCAAGAACTCATGAAACTTGACGTAGTCGGTGTCAATCCAACTTGGAGTGGCAATAACTCTTGCGTCAGTGCCAATGCTGGCGGCAAGGTTGGTGATGCTGAGGTTGGCAGACCAAGTGTTGGTGGCGAAGTCGTAAAAACGCCACGTTGAACCCTGCGTACCCCCCGATTGAATAAACCAACGCGGAGTAATCAGTCGATACTTGGTTGCGTTGGTGAATGCGCTTGCCTGCGTATCCACCGTGATGACGGAGTTGGCTCCAGTTGTGTTTCGCACAATGGGCAACGTTGCCCCAGCGTTCGGGCCTTCAAGGATGTGGATCGAGTACCCGCGCAGATCGCGAGCCAGCGTCTGGTTTGTCGTGATGGTGCTGGTCGTTCCTGCGGTAGCGGTAAGGAACGCCACACCAAGAGTTGATCCAGTAGACCACGAAATGGCAGTCCCGCACGCGCCGCCAGTTAGCGTTCCAAGACCGGAGTTCGGGATATTAATCCAACCATCTTCGTCTGGCTGATAAAGCCAAATGGCTGAGTTGCCAGCGAAGTACATTTGCTGCTGGCGATAATGACGCGACGATGCAATGAACATCGACGTATCCTGCGTCACGGGCGCGGTTGCCAAAAACTCCCACCGCTTGAGGTCGAGGATCTTCCTGTTGCCGTTCGTAGTTGCCATTTCAGGTCACCGTGATGTTTCTGCGGAGGTTGTCTGCGGTAAGAACAGAAAAGTCTTTGTAGGCTTGCCCAACGTCAAAGTTTAGGGCACCAGCGCGAAGCAACTGAGAGCACTGGTTGATGCTGCTTGAGGTATCAAAAACAATGTTAGGTCGCCCGCTTGTGTCGAGTCGAAGCCAACTTGCAACTCGGGCAACCGAACTCATTGCCATGCGGATTGCTTCAAGGCACTCAACAAGCTCTCCGTAGCCAGCGACGGGCAGCGGGTTGGTTGCGCTTGCGTCGGCTGCGGTGCCATCCGCGCCAACGGAAATCTTGACCCGCTGATGGAGTACGCCACCGACATCGTCGGCGGCAATGTTGACTCCAGATCCCGGCGTGTAACTGACGTTGTCGGCCATTTCAGATTCCGTTGAGGGTGTGGTTGATGAACACCTTGAGGGTGTCGTTGGAGGTCTTGGTGAACGGGGTGCCGAACTCGGCGTGCATCATCACTGGCTCGCTTGCGCCCGGGGACGGGTTCGTGATGATGATGTCGGCGATGTTGGAGGCGTTGGCCTCCAGCTTCGTGTAGCTCACGGCGTAGGTCACGATGTCCACGCCAGCGCCCGTGTTGTCGGCGTCGGCATCGTTGATCTTTGGGTAGCCAGCCGTGAGCGCCTTCGCGCTGCCACTCACGAGGCCAGCAAGGTTGGCGCGCGTGTTGCCCTTGGCAGGGGACGCGCTCGCGCCGTTGTAGAGCTCGATGATTCCATCGAAGACGCCGGAGCCGTCCGTGAAGTTGGTCGGCAAGGTGCCAACCGCGCGCTGCGCGTAGAACAGGTCGCCAGCGTCGGTGACGATGTTCTTCGTGATGTGCGTGCGCCGCAGACCGGTCTCGGCATCCTCAAGAACCACTACAACCCGCGTGCTGATCACGTGCGACAAGAGTGCCTCCGGGCCATCTGCTCGCTTGAGCACGGCCAGTACTTGGTCCTTGATGGATGCCTGCTCGATCACTCGGCCTTGCTCGCCAACTTGGCCAGCCACGCCTTCGCTTCCGAAATCTGGCCCAGCAGATCCGCAAGCTCCGTCTCAAGCTCCTGCTTCTGAATCTTGAGATCCTCGGACACAACGCCGATGGACTCCTGCATCTTCTGGGCCTCGCTGATGGCCTCGAGCGATGCCTGCACGTCGGCAGCGGCCTGCTTCTTGGCCTCGTCGATGATTCGCGCGGCCTGCTCCTCGGCGTACGCGACCACGTTCTCGGCCTCCTCCTTGGCGATTTCGGCCATTTCAAGTGCGTGCTTCTCGCCCGCCTCGACCTTCTTCTTGCTCTCCTCAAGCTCTGCCTTCGCCTTCGCGACGGAGGCCTCGAGCTCGGCCTTGTGCTGCTCGGCCTGACCAATGCTTTCGAGCACGTCGGCGGCCTGCTTGAGTGATTCAAACTGGCGCGACAGCGCGCGCACCTGCAATGCAATGTCGATGTTCGTCATGTCAGGAACCCTTCACGAGTACGTAGACGTCGAGCTTGACGCCGGAGCCAGAGGAAACGCGGGGGCGCAGCCAGAGCGGATGCTCGGGAACCACCTCGAGTCGCGTGTTGTTGAGCGAGAGGCTGTTGCCCTGCAGGTCGCTGAGCGTGGCCCAGTTGACCTTGTCGTGGCTGCCCTCGATCACGACAGCGCCACCACCGAAGCTGCCAGCGACAGGCGACGGCACGGCCTGCACCGTCTTGTCCGCAAACGCGCTCGCGGACATCGGCTCGCCGTCGTCGCCATCGGCGAGGTCGACCCACTTGAAAAGAAGAGTGTTATCAAACCCCGCGTTGTTGTATGTGAATCCCTTGGTAGCCATGTGTTAGACCTCGACTGCTGACGGTGAGTTGTAGCCGCTGAACATGTTCATCACGTCGGTGAGAGCGTTCGGCTGAGCTGGGTTGGTTGGTGCCATTGCCATGTCCTTCGTCGCGGATGCCTGCTGCTGCAGGAGCGCGGTCTGCTCTTTTGCGGCCATGGCCTTGTTGCGTGCTTCGCGCACAAGCGCGACCTTGTCGCTCGGGACGATGAGGCGCGGATCGAGTCCGAGCATGTCGCCGTAAGCGTCTGCCCACTCGTCCGGGTCAAACTTGTCGAGGACCTCGGGCTTCATCTGGGCGACGATGCCCATCGAGCCAACGAAGCGGTCCACCGAGTTCGTGCCGATGGCCGACTGCGCCTGCGCGAGCATCGAAACAAAGCGCACGCTGAGGTCCATGCCCTGCAGCTCCTCCGGCGGCGGCGGCACGACGCCCATCTCGAGCATCTTGATGAAGGTGCGCTCGACGAGCGGGCTCAGCAACTCGTTGTGGAGTCGCTCGAGGACCGGGCCAAGCATCAGGAGCTTCTCTTCGTGACGCTCGGCCACCTCGGTCGCGGTCATGCGCGTGTCCGTCGCGTTCGCCAGCATCAAGAACAGGTCCGCGTAGAACGCGCCACGGATGCGCTCGCGCACGTCTTGAATGTCGCGGAGCAAGTGGTCGAGGTTGAGGTTCACCTCAAAGGCGGTCCGAATGCCAGCCTGCGGATTCGCCGCGTCAACAAACGACACGCCGCCGGGCAGCGTCTCGATGTCGCGGTTCTTCATGGAGGTCGGGACCTGCAGCGGCGGCTTCGTCTGGTAGTCGATGCCCTGCGCCTTGCGCAACTGCTCGTGCTGCAACTGCTTGATGTCGCCGAGCGCCTCCATGCCGGGCGAGTTGCCGTAGATGTCGCCGCCAGCGATGGCCCAGCGCGGAGCCAGCACGGGGAACTCCATGAAGCCGGACTCGCGGAGGTACTTGCCGGGATCGGACGCGATCTCGAAGTAGCACGAGCGGAACGGCATGTTGAGCGCGTCGCGCTTCTTGTAGTCGCGGTCTTCGCGCGGCTCGATAGCGTGGATGATGGTCACCCACGTGTCGAGGGTGCCGTTGTCGTACATGTGGCGGACGCTTGTGGAGCAGTTCTCGTAGCCGAACTCCGAGACGACCTGCGCGACCGTCATCTCGAACTCGCGGTAGAACGTGTTGACGTAGCCCTTGTAGTCCGCCGAGATCGCGAACTCACCGACCGTGACCGGGTAGTGGTGGATCACGGAGTTGAAGTCCGACAGCATGATCGAGGAGGACGTGCCGAACGCGGCGAGTTCCTCGTACATCTGGTGCAGCATCCGGTACGTGTTCGACCGCTGGAACACGGACAGCATCCGGTTCGTGACGTCGTCGAGCCACAGCTTCACCGGCTGGAACCTGTTGAGGTCCGGGTCCGTCGTCGAGAGCGCGAACCACGGCCGCGCGGGCGACGTCGCGCCAGCCATCATGCCTGCACCAAGCACGCGCAGGGACCGCGTGCCGGTGTTGTCGTAGATGTTGTTGTGGCGGCGCTCGCCCTTGTTGCGGTCCTGCACGTAGAAGCGGCCGTTGCGCGGCAGAAGGTAGGTGCTGATCTCCTGCCAGTGCGCCCACCACGTGGCGCGCTCGCTCTTGAGCTGGCCCCAGCGCGTGTGGAGGTTGCTGCGGTGTTTCTCCGCCCCGGCCATCTTCTGGTTGTTGCTCTTCATGTCAGGTCCCAAGGAGGGTCGGCGTGGAGCGCGCGTTGACGCGCATGTCGTCGGGGTTCACTCCGGCGGGGCCAGTGAGCATCGTGCTTGCTGCGCCAGCCTTGCCCGCGTCCTGCGACGCCTTCAGCAGCGCATTCACGTCGGGCTTCTTGCGGTTGATGGCGGCCTGCTCCATCTCGGCGCGACGCTGCGCACTGATCGCGCGGGCCTCGGCCTTCGCCTGCTCCTGCTTCTGGAGATCAAGGGCTTTCTTCTGCTGCTTGCGGGCCTGCTCGCCTTGGTAGACGCTGTAGCCCATTCCACTTCCAGCAAGCAGGGCGGCTGAGATAACCATTACAGCTCCTTGATGTGTGCGCGCTCGGCGTGGCGGTAGCCAAGTCGGCCAAGCGATGGACCAAGTGTCGGAACTCCGTCGATGACGAGCTCGGAGAGGCACGCGAACCGGGCCCCCTGCTCTCTGCCCCACTTCTCGAAGGCGCGGAGGAGACCGACCCCAATCGTGTTGTGGCGGTACTTCTCGTCAACGAACCACGCCAGCTCAACGGCGAGCGGGACATCCGGCGCAAACCACATGAACGACATCGTGGCTGCGATGCCGCCCACAATCTTGCCGCCAAGCTCAGCCACGAACACGGACCCAGACTCAATCAGATTGAGCAGGACCGTGTCGGTGTGGATCTCTGATGCTGCCAGCATTTGCGCGTAGCCTGAATACTTGAGGAACGAGTCCGCGAGGGAACCAATGCCCACAAGGTCGTCGGCCACTGCGGTTCGAATCACGTACCCAGACTCTGGCAAGTTATGTTCGCTCGGGCTCATACGGGCACATTACAGGAGGAGGTAGGGGTCGTACTCAGTCTGGCGTTGACGCTTCACAACCGACTCAAGCACGTCGCGCGGTGCAGATGACCGGACCGGGTGGGCAAATGTCAGGGCCAGCGCGTCCGCCAAGTCCGGGCTGCTGCCGCCTTGGAGCCTCTTCTTGATCTCGTCCTTCGACTCCAAGACCTTCTTCCCCTGCGGGTCGTACCAGTAGACCGGGGTCGCGAGTTCCTGCTTGAGCGTGATGTCGTTTGGGATGGCCCCCCCGTTGCGGAGCCACTGCGACATCTCAACCCACATCTCTGTTCTACGGTTCACATACAGGTTGGATTGGGTCGCCCGCCCCCCGAAAGGGACCTCGACCACGTCGTACGACAACTGCCTCAGCCGGTCGATGAGCCCCGCCCCCGCACCTGAGTCGACGAAGACCGCGTCGGGATGCCAGTCCTCGATCACGTTCGCGACCCGGGCCGCCAGCTCCATGTTGTCCAAGCCTTGGAACGACAGGAACGGCCACGTCGCGAGGCCCTGACGGCGGGCGATCACGCTCCGGTCGTCGCCAAACCGCGCGGGGTCCACCCCCATCACGCGGGGCATACCTTCGACCTGCACTGGCGTAATCTGGCGGCGCGCCCCCTCCTCCGCGTCCATCAGCGAAATGAGCTGGTCGTCACCGGCCGCCGAGAAGTCGCATAGGTACTCCCTTGCGAAGCTGGCGTCGCTCATGTCGCGCTTCAGGCGGGCCACCTCCTCGGGGTCGATGGCCTCCGTGTCGTAGACGGTGTACTTGGCCGCGTGCCAGTCAGGGGTCGCCTGCGCCTTGTAGAAGAGCTCGCTGAACAGGTTGACCCCAGAGGGGGTCCCAATGAAAACAGCCCAGCCACGGCGGTCTGAGAGGGCAGGCTGGACCACGTCCTGCCATACCTCCGGCCTGACTTGGGCCACCTCGTCGATCACGATCCCGTCAAGTCGGAGTCCCCGGAGGCTGTCCGGGTTGTCACCTCCGAAAACACGGATCGTCGCGCCGTTGTGGGTGAATGTAACCGACGACTCACCCTCATTCAGGTCCGCCCCCCCTGCGAGCCGAATCGGTTCGAGCTTCGACTTGAGCCTCCCCCACGCGATGGCTCGGCTCTGCCGGTAGAACGGCGTGAGGTACACGAAGAGGCCGAGGGGCAGCTTGCACTGTAGAGCGGCGTGGATCAGCTCCATCAGGGCGAGCTCCGTCTTGCCTGCTCTGCGATGCAACGCGTACACCGAGAAGCGCCGCCTCCCTCGATGGCAGTCGCGCTGCCACGCACGTGGTGAGTAGTCGAGCCTGATCTCCTGACGCTCAGCCATCCTCGTCCTCCTCGTCACCGTCGACACTGCGCGCCTCGTTGGCGAGCCTGATCCACTCAAGCGCGCCCTCGTAGCGACGCACGTCCTCGGCCTGTCCCTCACGCGTTGCCACGTAAAGGCGCGCAATCAGCGAGCGCGCAGACATCTGCTCACGCAGGTCGTAACAGCAGGCGCACAGCATCGCGTGCTCGGACACAGTGAAGAACGTGCCCTCGCGCGCCTCGCAGGCTGCGCACACAATCAGCACGTGACACCAGCGCAGCGTCTGCTGCAGCGTCTGTTGCAACGTCTGCTGCAGCGTTCGCTCACGCAGTGGGCACTCCAGTCACGACGTGCAGTGACACAGAGCCGCCGTGCTCGACGCCGACCTTGTCGCCGTACTTCTTCGGCGACCACTTCGCGAGGAGCTTGAGCCGCTGCTCGACCTGTATGCGACGCCACTGCACGAAGGCGGGATCGATGCGCGAACCGTCTGCGGTCGTGTCTGGCGCTTCGTCAATCATCGCGATGGTGTCTTCGGCAATCGCATCAGCTCCAGCGTCGCGCGCGTGCGCGAAGCGTCGTGCGAACTCTTCATCCTTCCTCACCCAGTCATACACAGCGTGCCACGAAGGTTTGCCTTCTTGTCTGCAATACTCGCGCAGCGTCTTGCCGTCAGTGATCCACGCAATGATCTCTTCAGCGAGATCACTGGGCACAGGCTCAACGGGTCTGCCGATCTTGGCGCTCTTTGTCTTCGTGCTCTTAGGTCTCTTGCTCGTCATACATCACTCGCTTCCATTCCTTCGGAACCTGTGCGCGTCGTTCATAGCGACACACCTTCGCCACGTAGTGACGCGACAGTGACAGCATCGCAGCGATTGCGCCGTAGCTGAGCAGATACTCCTCGTGGAGCTCTCTGATCCTGTTGACGACGATGTCTGCGATGCGCGCGTTGTGATGCGTCTCGCCAATGCGTCGCCTGCTCTCGTTCAGTGCAACGAGCACGCTGCGTCTCACCGCTTGCGTTCCTTGCGCTCTCTGCGCTCGTGGCTCTTTGTGTCTTTGTCTTTGTCTGCCTCGTTGTACTCGCGGCCGACTGACTGAGGGATGCCGACCTTCTTCGCGAACTTCTTCGAGTGTGCGACTGCGGCCATGAGTCTCGCCTGTGCTGCGCTCTTGCTTGGCATGTGTCAGGTCTCCAGTGGTCCCCAGAACTGCGAACCGTCTGCTTGTATGCGTGTGTCGTTGATTGCAGTGACACTGCGACGCGCAGGGTACTGCTGCTGGACTCGAGGGTCACCGTACGCAATCAGCTTCGTCTCGTAGAGCTCCGCATCGAGCGTGGTGATTGTTTGCTCTGCTGTAGCCAAGTCGCCCTCCAGAACTGTCTTCTCGCTCTGTAGTGTAGTGATCTCTGTGTCCTTGTTTGCGATCACTGCGTCCTTCGCGAGGATGGTCGCGTTGAGCGACGCGATGGTGGCGTTCAGTGACACGATGGTGGCGTCACGCGCAGCGATGGTTGCGTTCGCTGCAATCAGGTCGGCGCTGACATCGAGCAGCTCGTTGTATGCGTTCTCGTAAGTGTCAACGAGGTTCCACACGTTGTTGATTGCGGTCTCGCCCTCGGTGTCGTAGCCCCACGTGCCCCAGTCCGATGTCTTGAACGCCTCCATCGTGGCGGCGTCGGCAATCAGCAGCTTGAGGTCCTCGACCTCTGCGGCGGTGAGGACAGTCACAGCTCGGTCTGCGTGCGCGCCTTCTCGCGCAGCCGCTCCAGCCTGACCCAGAGCAGCGCGCCCCACCCGGCGACGTCTTCGAGCTCCTGCTGGATCTCGTCGAGGAGCGACGCAGCCGGTCGCGTAAGGCTCACGTTCCCGAACACGCGCTCGCCTTCCACGAGCCGCTCGGTGACGCGCGCGGTGAATCTGGCCAGCTCAGGCACCACGGATTTCTCGGTGTCCATGGATTTCTTGTGCACGCTAACCCTTGAGAATCAAGCACTTGCACCCGTTCTGTTTTTTTTTGTTCTTTTGTGTTGCTCGCTGTGCCGATGGTTGCTACGTTGGTTTGTGTTGGTGGTGCTGGTGACGACGGTCGCCAGCCTGATCTTTGACAAGTCGGTGAGTGTGGCCTGCGCGGAGCCGTCAGAAGCGGCGCGGGACCAGCACGTGGCAGCGCGTCGACACCGCCTGCCCGACCAACAGGCAGACCGGAGCGCGAGCGAGCAGACCCGGTCGGCGATGTCCCGCCGCCAACAGTAGCGGGTCTCCTCTCCCCTAACCCCTAACGACCGAGCGAACCGTGCCGGGCCCACACTGCGAGAAGAAGCGCAGGCAGTGGCCCCGGCGTCCATGTGTCCAGTGCGTGGTGCGCACTGCTGACGAGGCCCACAGACCAAGGGCCGAAACACACAGACAAGAAAGCACGAGACAGTCATGAACGCCATCAATCACAATCTCATCGCCGCCCTCGAAGCCGTCATCGAGACCAAGACCGAGCCTATCACGAAGGCCGCACAGAGCGCGCTCACCGGCTACACGCTAATCGACGCGCAGATCGCCGAGCTCCGCCTTGAGCTCCGCAGGGGGCTCGCAGACAAGGGCGTCGTCGCCGCTGACGGCGTCACTGCCGCTGACATCGCGAACGAGTTCTGCGCTGGTGACATCGCGAACGAGATCAGCACCGACGACATCGCCGCGAACTTCGACGTCAGTGACATCGCCAGCAGCGTGCCGCTCGACGAGCTGGCCAGCGCGCTCGACTACGAGCAGCTCGCCGCTGAGATCAGTGGCCGCAAGATCGCGCAGAACGTGTCGTACCACGGCATCGTGAAGGAGCTCGACTACGACGAGCTCGCCGCGTTCGTTGACTGCGAGGACGTCGCCAAGCAGCTCGATGCGCGCGTCATTGCGCACAACCTCGACTACGGCAAGCTGGCCAGCGAGTGCGCACATCACCTGCGCTACGAGGTCGAGCGCGCAGTCGCTGAGGCACTGGCCAAACGCGACGAAGCACGTCGTGCACAGCGTTGGACCAGCCGCCTGCGGCGCTGGTTCGGCCGCTGAGCGGTCTGCGCCGTGGTGCGGCGCACTGACGAGGCTCCAGCCAAGAGCCGAAACCGCAATAAGAACCGAGACAGTCATGACCAGCCCAGTGTTCACCAATGAACCTATGACCTTTACAAACGCCATCCTCAATGGCCGCAACAGCAGCCGCCGTGCTTACCGCTGCAGCCACAAGGGCAAGCACTTCAAGATCACGACCGAGCGCAGTCTCGACAACAGCAAGGTTCACATCGTGCGAGTGTCCGAGGTGCCGGACTGGGATCAGTCCCCTGTGCGTGGCGTGATGTTTGAGACAACGCAGGACGCGGTGCGCGAGGCAATGAAGCAAGTCGAGCACCTCTGCAGGTGGCACGCCTGATCGTCAATCAACTCCACAATCAACTCACAAGGAAAACACAATGAAACTTCGCCAGTCAGCCGAGCAGCTTCTGTCTGTCCTTCACGCAGCACACGGCACGAACGACGTGCAGCTCACCCGCCATCAGATGTACGCCTTGGCGAGCAACCTCGCGACAATCATCAACGACGCAAACGGCCACGAGATTCAGATGCCGCACTACATCACCAACGTCGACGCGATTGACGCAGTCGACGAGTTCATTGCGCAGCGCACCGAGCCGGAGCCGGAGCCGGAGCTCGACGCCAGTCAGGTAGAGATCCCAGACACGTACTGCCCGGCATGTGGCGCGTTCGACCATGACAGGCTCGGCCAGCTCGGCAACCTGTTCTGGTTCCGCTGCACCTGCTGCGGCATCGATTACTCGAAGGAGGTGACCCAGTGATTTCCATCAAGGCAAAGGAGGCGGCGAAGGCCGCCATCGGCGAGCTGTGCACGCGCTGCGGCGAAGACAACACGCTCCGCATCGAAGACAACAACGGCAGGCTCACCACTGAGCAGCTCAAGGACTTCAGCACGTGGTACGACATCACGTTCTTGTGCACGTCGTGCGGCGAGCAGTGGGACCGCGACGAACAGATAGCCATCTACGAGAAGGAGGTGCAGCAGTGACGCAACGCACGCCCGACTTCGCCGCGTTGAAGGAACGCGCTCGCAGGATGTCCACGGACGCCTTGCTGTACAGCATCCGCGACTGCAGCAACGCCGCAGTCATGGCAGACAAACTTGAGATTGCCGGTCTGCGCGTACTCAAGTGTATGCGCATGAGCTCAGGACACGCGCCGATGGGTGGCAACGACATCAAGACAACACGTGACCGGGCCAATGCCCGGCGGTCTACGCAGTGGTGCTGCGTACTGACGAGGCCCAGCCAAGGCCGAAACCGAAGACAACGAAAGACAAGAAAGCCATGAGCGAAATCAATCACAACACGTACTTCGACGCAGTCAACGACGCAGCCAACGAGGTGCGCCGCCTAATCATCGACGAGAGCATGGACCGCGACGAGGCCATGCATCAGGTGATTGACGGCAGCGAGTGGGTGTTCAAGTACTACCACGCTCGCCACACCTTGCTGTACAGCAACAACGAAGACGCGCTGTTCGATGCTGGCGTGCAGCTCGAAGACCTCAAGCTGCAGAGCGCGGGAGCCATCTACTGCGCGCTGGCCTACTACGCAATGCATGCCGACGTCAGCGAACGGTTCGACGAGCTGTTCACTGCCGAAGACAACTGACACGCAACCCACAAACAAGAGAAAGCCCAAACCATGTCCGACACTTACTACATCGAGCCCGTGTTCACTGCCGATTTCGAAGAGCGCGCCGACGCAATCAGGTCGCTGCTCAGCGACACGCGCGACGCCAACATCGAGCTCTTGCACGCCTTCGCCGAGCACAGCGCCAATGGCCTCGTGCAGTACATGGCCAAAGCCGACAACCTGACGCGCAGCGACGCCATCGACGCGGCGCGCAACTGGATCGACGACAGCCGCGACCCGTTGGAGCGCCACATGACGCGCATCGAGTTCCACCTCGGCAGCTCGACGCTCACTGAGCTCCAGAGCCGCTGGCTGGTCGAGACTTACAGCGAGACCAAGCTCGTGCACAATCAGCTTGTGCGCATGCTGCATCACCTCGACACGCTGAGCAACGGAGGTGCCCAGTGAAGACCGACACCGCATGCAAGACTGGCCCCGTCCTCACGGTGCAATGGTTCCCGGCAAACCAGTGCTGGGGCCTCACCTACGGCGACGCGTTGCTCGGGGTTGGCCCCGACGCGCGTCGTCTGTGGCCGCACCTGTCCACGATCACCGCCGCACTCAAGAAGTGCGGACTTGGGCTGCGCCGCATCAACGCGCAGAGCTACGCAGTCACCGACAACAACAACGCAGAAGCATGAACATGACAGCCACAATCAAGTCCGTCGATCTCTACGTCGGCACGCGCGTGCGTGTCTACCGCAACCTCCGCAACAACAAGCTCAGCGTCATGTGCAAGTACACGCGGCGCGTGCTTGGCCACGTCGACATGATCGAGCTCGTGCGCGCGCGCTTCATCGTGTCGCCCACTGGCGTCGAGCGCATCCGCGCAACCAAGCGCAAGCGCGTCGTCGCCTTCGTCGAAGGCACCACGCACAACTTCGAAGGGCTGCACGCAATGCAGCAGCGCGTGCAGTTTAACCCATACCGCTGGGACACGTTCGTCGATGCGGACGGCCGCGCTGTTCAGATAGCGGACGAGATCGTCGTCAACAGCAGCGGATGGATGTGGGCCAACGGCCTGCGCTAATCATTCCTCTCAATCAACACTCGCAAACAAGAAACAGAAAGCCATGAACACTACCGTCAACACCGTTCACCCGTTCGAGAAGGCAAAGCTGGGCGCTGCACCGTTCCGCGTCGTCGCCTACGAGTACATGCGCGGCCCGGTCAAGCGCGTCGAGAACGGCGTGCTTGTCACCTACGGCAGTCCCGGCCAGCCGATGGGCACGTGCGACTACTGCGGCGCGTGCCTCGTGCATGTGTTCTTCGTCAGGAGCGCAGACGACAAAGTCTTCCGCGTCGGCTCCGACTGCGTGCACAAGACGAGCGGCAAGAAGCTGCGCACCGAGTGCGCCGATCTCGTCCGCACTCACCGCAAGAACAAGCGGCGCGAGGAGTGGCAGGCCCGGCAAGACCAGTGGGCGCGCGAGGCCGCAGAGAAGGCCGAGAAGTGGCGCGAAGCCAACCCGTGGTGGGCCGACTTCGTGTTCTACAAGGGCGACACAGACTTCGGTCGCAGCCTCGAGTACTCGCTCTCTAAGTGGGGCGAGCTGACGCAAGGCCAGACGGACGCCGCGCAGAAGATCCTCGCCGCACACAAGACGCCAAAGAGCGAGGTGCCGCTGAGCAGCAGCAGGCTCAGCGTCTCGGGCCGCGTCGTCAAGGTGCGCGACGACTTCACCGAGTTCGGCACGCGCCGCAAGGTGCTGCTCGAAGTTTCGACACCGCAAGGTAGCTACAAGCTGTGGGGCTCGCTACCGTCCGCTGCGTACACGGCGAAGCCGGGGGACACGCTGGTGTTCGAGGCGCGACTCACGCGCAGCGACAACGACGACAGCTTCGGGTTCTTCAACCGTCCGACCAAGGTCACGCTGCAGTCGGCGTGACTTACCACTTCAGTTTCAACCATCAACAACCGAAAGAGAGCCAGCCATGAACAAAGTCACGAAGCAGATAGCCGATTCGATTCTCAACGATTTCTTCCTCACCGAGACCAACAAGGAACTCGAGGCCACTGACTACTGCGACTTCATGCTTGAGAGGATCAAGCACTACAACCTGCAGCCCGTCGACATGGGCGAGGTCTTCGCCGAGTGGCGCGCGGACCCGGACCCGATCCGCAATCTCGTGAGCGGCAACGTTTACCAGATTGTCGTCGAAGACATGGGCGAGAAGTACAAAGACACACGCAGTCCAGAGCTGCGTTCGGTCATGTACGCCATAGCCATCCAGCTCACCATAGACTCGCGGCAAGCCTTCAAGGTCGGCGCAACGTCGGGACTGGAGCGTGCCCAGTGATTCGCTTATTCATCATGGCCGTCCTTATCGCGCTCCTCGTGGCAATCACGCACGCGCAGCGCCCCACCATCGCGCAGCTCGACGAGTACCGCAAGGAGCTGCGGCCATTGCTTGACGCGATTCGACAGGTCGAATCCAACGGCGACGACAAAGCCATTGGAGACAGCGGCAACGCCATCGGCGCGTACCAGATATGGCGCGCCTACTGGCAGGACGCCACCGACTGGTGCCAAGAGATCAAGGGCTCGTACGAAAGCTGCCACAACCGCGTCTACGCGGAGCGCATAGTCGTTGCATACTGGCACCGTTATGCGCGGAGCGCGCTGCGATCCGAAGACTACGAGGTGCTCGCTCGAGTCCACAACGGAGGGCCAAAGGGCCACCGCAAGATGGCCACGCTTGAATACTGGGCCAAGGTGTCGGAGCTCCTTGAGGACTGAGTAGCCCCGCCTGTACGGTTGGAGGTATGCACGAGGTGTATCTCCAACCGTACGAAATCGAGCGCGCCGCATGGGTGGGCGTGCGCCGCAACGTTGAGGCCGTGCTCGGTGGCAAGGCCGCCGGGTGGGGAAGCGCCTCCGATTGCTGGCGTCCCCACATACAGGGCGCGGCCGCCGAGCTCGCCGTGGCCAAGTTCCTCGGCACGTATTGGGAGGGTCACGTCAACACGTTTCAGCGTCGGCCCGACGTGATGGGCGCGGAGGTTAGATGGTCGAGCGTGGCCACACTCAAGCGCCGACCCAAGGACCCGGCCGACATGAAGTACATCCTCGTGACCGGGGAGATCCCTCGCCTCACAATCCACGGCTGGATGTGGGGCCACGAGATAGAGGCGCTCGGCAACTACGCAGACCCGGGCGAGCGTGGCGTTCCGGCGTGGTTCATCTCGGCCGAGCAACTGCACCCGATGTCGGAGTTCCAGTAGACTGCTGAATAGCCATCGGCGCTATTAAGAGTTTGGCCTCATCTTTTGATAAGCTCGCGCCATGCGCTCCGCCGCCGTGGCGTTCCTGTGCTCTGCCCTACCAGCCCAGAACCTGTCCGCCGTGGCCACGCTGGACGGCGCGCTTGATCTGGCCCCCCGCTTCGCCTTCGGTGTCGAGCCAGAGCTGAGACTGCCGCTGCCGCCGGGCCCGCTCATCGCCGTTGAAGTAGGCACACCCTCGTCGTGGTTCTGGTCGTACTTGGTGCCGCCCGCTGGCGTCTTTCGCGACGGCGTCGTCGAGCGCGTCGCGCCCGGGGAACCAGCCGAGATGCGGATCCCGCTTCGGTTCATTCCGCCGGGCGTGTTTCGCGTCCGAGTTTTGACGGCGCTCGGCCCATCAGACGTGATCGAGCTGCGGTCGTATTAGGTCAGGATCCAGTACGCGCACGTGCAGAACCCGACCCACCAGATGAAGATGAAGGCGGCCGCACCGGCCCACACGGCCAGCCTGCCCCAGTTGATCGAGTCCTTTTTCATTCGTGCATCTCGCTCAGCAAGGTGTTCAGCGTGATCCACGCGGCGCACCATTCGCAGGTCGACCCATCGTGGTCCCACTTGGGGGGATTCTTGTGGCGGTGCGACGGGCCATTGCCGGGCGGGCGGTTGTCGAAGAACTTCTCCATCTGTAGGCCCAGTCGGTACAGGTTGATCGTGGCGGCGTGCAGCCGCCTGTATCGCTCAACGTGGACAAGGATGCGGGCCTTCGTTTGCCGCATCCCGCGCTCAGTGAGGTCGTTGTCGAGGTCGAAGAGGGTATCGAGCAGGCTTACGATTTGTTGATCGGTGTACATCACTGTCCTCCCTGTCGGCGATGGCTGGACCAGTCGAAGACGATGACGCGGCCGCCGTCCTCTCGTAGGCGGTCCACGATGCGCTCTCCAAGGACTTCCTGAATCTGGGCGTGCGGTAGGTTGCTCACCAAGATCGTGGCGCGGCGCGCCTCGTAGCGTTCGTTGAGCACGTCGAACAGCAGGTTCGTCTCGTAGTCGCTGCCGGTCTGGACGCCCACCTCGTCGAGCACGAGCAGGTCCGGGCGCGTGGCCGAGCGGATGGCGTCGGTCTCGGTCTCGGGCGCTGGCCTCGACCACGTCGCCTTCACGCGCCGCACGAGCCGCTGCACGGTCGTGAAGCAGGTCGACCTGCCCTCCCGCATCAGGGCCTGTGCAATCCCGACAGCCAAGTGCGTCTTGCCGGTGCCCGGTCGGCCCACGAACATGCAGGACCGCCCGGAGATCATGGCGGAGGCAAACTGCTCGGCGTAGCTGCGCGCGAACGCCAGCGCCTTCTCTTGGCCCGGCCCATCGGCCCTGTAGGACTCGAGGGTGGCCGTGCGGAACCGCTCTGGGATCCCGGCCGCGTCGAGCTGGCGGCCCCAGCGCATCTCGCGCTCGCGCTGCTCACGCTCAGCCTCCTCGCGTCGGTACTCGGCCTCTTCGGCTGCGCCGCAGGTGGGGCACTTGGTCCAGATCCCGGGCCGCATCTCCAGAGATTCGAAGCGGCCGTGCGCGGCGCACTCGGACTGCTTGCGGGATGGGTTCAAGCTCAGGGCAAAGGGAGACGGGCGCATCAGAAGACTCCATCGGGCGACAGCCCGGTCGTGTAATCGATCTCGGTAAAGGTCTTGGTCTGCTTCTCGACCCAGTCGGACCTGAAGCCACGCCACCCACGCAGCACGCACTCGCTCAGCACGGCCTCGAGGGCCCAGCCTGCCTTCGCTGCCTCGGCGCGCATCAGGCGCATGGCCAGCGCCGTGACGGGCGCATGCTTCAGGCTCCGCATCGTGAGGAACCCAACCCAGACCTCCTCGGTCACGTCGTCGGGTCGGTCGGCTGCGGTGAGGGCCGACTTTTGATTGGACTTGGCCCCACTTCCATCAAAAAGGGTGTCTTTCTTCTTATTCTTATTCTTATTGGTAGTAGAAGTACTCTTATATATACGTTCGTCGCTGCCCGTCCCGGCCGACGAAGTGCTGCGCGCATCTTCTTGATTCGCAACGGCTTGGGTCGCCCCTCCAACGTCCGCTGGAGCGTTCGTTCCAACGTGTGCTGGAGCATCCGCTGAAGCGTTTGCTCGAGCCTTCGTTGCACGCTTTTCTGCGGACATTTTCCCGGCCCGCTGAGCCTTCTCAGTCTTCGATTTCCGGTGAGCAATGGCGGCGTCGGCTTCGGCATTCACCCACCCATCCGGCGTGTGGGTGAAGTACTTGAGGAGCGCCCACTGGACGTCCACGGCGTGCTCGTCAAGCCACACCATGCGGGCGCACGCCGTGACGCTGGTCGGGAGCGGCTTCTCGCTCAGGTAGTACAGGTCCAGCAGCCGCCTGTGCGCCAAGTCACGCATCGGCGTGAGCTGGCCAAGACGGGCGGCGCTGCCCACCAGATCCCACTCGTAGGACATCACTGACGCACCTTGTCCTGCTTGGTCCTGTAGCCCTTGTCCCACAGGTGCTGGCATTTGACGCAGGCGCGGGTCGACACGTAGCGCAGCGTCCCGTGGCCGCTCCGGCAGGGCTTGCCGTGGTAGTGCTTTTCGCGGCGCAGCACGGCCGCAAGGCATGCGAGAACCTCCTCGACGGTGCGGGGTTTCATTGGTTCTCCCTCGCCTTCTTGATGATCTCGCGAAGCAGGATGCGCTTCGCGTAGGCGCGCTTCTTGGCGAGTTCGTTGTGGCAGCGGCAGCAGTTTGCGTTCTGCACGTACCGCTGGGTGGTGCCGCATCGGCGACAGGCGCTCCCTTCGTATCGGGAGTTCCCGGCCCTTGCGGCCAAGAGTCTGGGCGTTTCGTTCATGCGCTTCCCAGTAGAGGTCCTGACCAAAGCAGTCAACAAAAAACAAAAAAAGCCCGCGCCAAGGCGGCGAGCTGGTCAGGCAGGGAGGGGGTCCGCGCTGTTGTCCGCGAACACTTGCCTCGGCGCGGGTGCCGCACACGCGGCTAGAATGGGATGTCGTCGGCAGACTGGGGCCCGGTGGCGGAGCCCTTCACGCGCGGGTGATCGAGGGCCGAGGGCGCGCCGCTTGGCTTGGGCTCGAACAGGGCCAGCACGATTGTGTCGTCGTTGGGATCCGATACCGGGAGCCCGGCCGGGGAGAACCAGCGCGCCAGACGGATGAACTTCTTCCCGGCGTCGCTCTCCCAGACCGCGCCAACCTGTTGCCAGCGGGCTTTCTTCGTTCCAGTCTTGTCGGTGTACTCGCCAGCCTTGGCGGTCACGTCGTACAGCTTCTTGGCCATCAGCCTTCTCCGTGGATGCTCACGCGCACGTAGCCACCAGTCTCGTCCTCCGAGACGCGCGACACGAGTGTCGTGAAGGTCTTGTCGTTGATCTTGAGGGCATCGCACATGCCGTCGATGCCGCTCTTGAGTCTCGCCACGAGGTTGTCCCGGTCGTAGCTGCGCCGCGTCGGCCGCACGAACTCAAGATCGATGGTCAGCTTGCCGGGCGGTATCTTGAGCACGCCCTGAGCGCGCACGGCCAAGCGGCAGAGGTCTCGGTAGTGCGCCTTGGCCTTGGCCTTGGCGGCCCAGTGGGATCGGGCGTTTGGCGACAGGGCGGGGCTCGGCCAAGGCAGCGTGTACCGGATCACGTCGGCACAGCATGCAGAGGATGACCCTCGAGCGCAAGTCTTTTGCCAACAACAACATGCGACCGCAGAAAAAAACAGGGGACAACTCTTGTCCACAGCCAAATGGGACCTATGATGTTGGCGTGGTCGTGGTGACCACTCAACAACAGAAAGAAACGACATGTCCGTTTTCGAACTCACAGTCCACGGCGTGCGCAAGTTGCGCATCGTCAACCCAACAAAGCTCACGCGCGTCGCGGCCAGCGACCTGATCATCGACACCGATCAAGGCGAGATCCGCGTCTGCCTGTTTTCGTCCGCCGCCGCCGACGACCTTGGCATGGAGCAGGTCTCGTCGGTCGCCTTCGCCGCGAAGCAGGCAGAGGTGACGAAGTGAATCGCCAAAGCATCAGCATCGAGAGCGAGCAGCAGTGGCTGCAACTCCGGCACGCCGACATCACCTCCACCGAGGTGGCGGCGCTGTTCAACCTGTCTCCGTACATCACGCCCTACGAGCTGTTCGTTCGCAAGTGCAGCAACGAGGTCATCAAGATTCAGCCCAACGAGCGCATGCGCTGGGGCAACAGACTTGAGGCCGCCATTGCCAACGGCGTGGCGGAAGACATGAAGTGGGCAATCCGCAAGTCCAGCGACTACATCCGCTTGCCGGATCAGCGCATCGGTTCATCGTTCGACTACTGGATCGACAAGTCGAATCACGATGGGCCCGGCATTCTTGAGGTCAAGAACGTCGACAGCTCCGCTTACTCGAATCACTGGATTGAATCAGGCGACCACGTCGAAGCACCTGAACACATCGAACTGCAGGTCCAGCATCAACTTCTTGTGAGCGGGCTCGAGTGGGCCGCCATCGTCGCGCTCGTCGGCGGCAACACGACGAAGATTATCGTGCGCCCGCGCGACCCAAGAATATCGCAGGCCATTCTCGACAAGGTCGGCAACTTCTGGGACATGGTCAAGAAGGGCCAAGCCCCCGACATCGACTACCATCGAGACAGTGAGTTCATCATCAAGGAGCTGCGCAACCGCGCCAACGCAGGCGAGGTAGTCAACGCAGACCAAGACCTTGAGCAGCTCATCCTGAAGTACCGTGGGGCAAGTGCAGCGTGCGCAGCGGCAGAGCAATCGCGCGACGCGCTGAAGGCGGAGATCCTGATGCGAATCGGGACCGCGTCCAAGGTCATCAGCACATACGGCACGCTCTCATGCGGCGTCACAGATCCATCGCCGGGCAAGATGGTCACGGCCGACATGGTCGGTTTGCACATCGGTGCTCGCGCAGGCTTTCGTCAGTTCCGTTTCAACACCAAGAAAGTGAAGTAACCATGTCAGACACGCAAGCAGTTTCGGTTCCAGTTCAGGTCCGCGAGATGACTCCCATCGAGGTAGTTCGTTCGGCCCTCACGAAGATGACGCCCGAGTTCGCGGCCGCACTCCCGCCGCAGATCCCGGCCGAGCGGTTCGTGCGCACACTCCTCACCACGATCCAGATGCAGCCCGCACTGTTGTCGGCGGACAGGCGTAGCCTGTTCGCTGCGGCAATGCGCGCCGCGCAGGATGGCCTGTTGCTTGACGGGCGTGAAGCCGCCGCCGTGATGTTTGGCAAGGGCAACGGCGCGACCGTGGCATACATGCCGATGATCGCTGGCGTGCTCAAGAAGATGCGCAACAGCGGCGAGCTGTCGAGCATCTCCGCGCACGTCGTGTACGCGAGCGACCACTTTGAGTACGAGCTCGGCGACAACGAACGCATCGCACACACGCCGCACCTTGGCCCCAACCGTGGCGAGCCCATCGCGGCCTACGCCATCGCGCGGACCAAGGACGGATCGGTGTGGCGCGAGGTGATGTCCGTCGACGAGATCGAGAAGGTGCGCTCGGTCAGCCGCGCCGCCAACAACGGACCGTGGGTTACGTTCTGGTCCGAGATGGCCCGCAAGACCGTGACGCGCAGGCTCGCGAAGCGCCTGCCGTCGAGCGCCGACGCGGAGCAAATCTTCGACGCAGACAACGAGCTCACCGACTTCGCCAAGGCCCCGCAGCGCGAGCAGCGCGCCGAGCCGATGAGCCGACTGAAGGCCCAGATCCTTGAGACCGAAGTCGCGCCGTCACCGGCCACCGAAGCTGAGCCTGAGGCAGCTCCGGCAGAGCAGCAGGAGACCAACAATGTCTGACGACTCTTGGTTCCTCACGCCGCGCCAGCTACGCGAACGCTGGCAGGTCACCGACAACACGCTGCGCAAGTGGCGCATGAACGGCAAGGGCCCCGTGTTCATCCGCTTGGGTGAAGGACCGTGCGCTCCAATCCGCTACCCCATCGCGGAGGTCGAACGCTACGAGGAGCTCAAGCTCAGCACCAAGTCGGGCTCTGCATAAAAAACGGGGCCCCGACGTGGTGCATCGGGACCCCGGCATGAACTAAGCCACAAAACGTCGTCCGTTCAATCTCTCTCTGCTCTCTTCCTAAGAAGAGCACCGCGTCAGCTTACTTTCTTCGGCTCCTCGGTCAAGATTGGCGCAGTCTTTTTGCCGATGATCGCTTTCAGAATGGGAGCGAGGACGGGCTTGAGCAGCGTCAGGATCCTCGCAACCGGGCCAAGGCCAAGCGCAGCGAGGGCGTAGATCACGATCTCGACGACGTCGATGCCATGAACGGTGGCGGGAGGCTCAGCGCCCGCTCCGGCCTGCCCGGCGGCTTGCTGGGCCTGCTCGATGGCAGTGGCAATGCTGTCCGGGGACGTCCAGCAGGACGCACACAAAGCCGCAACACAAACGGCGGCCACGGCGCGGTATGCGCCGCCCTTCTTACCCTTCTTCTTTGCCATGTTACTTTCCTTGGTCAAGCCTCGTCTCAACGCGGGTCAGGCGCTGCAGGAAGTCTGCCCGCATACCTTCTACACTCTGGCGCAGGGCCCGGATCTCTTCCAGCACCGCGCCAACGCCGCGTCGGTCGGCTTCCATCTGGGTCGACAGCATCGCGATCTTGGAGGCCATGTCCCCGACCTCTCGGTGAACACTGAAGGCCCAGCTAATCCCGGGAATCAACAGAGCGGTACAGGCGAGACTTGTTACCTTGAGGAACAAGTCCCACCTGTGGTGGTCTCCGGTTGTGATTCGCTCAGCCATTGTGCTGATACATAAACTCACCGGATTCCATACGGGCACTATCTCCCGACCTTGCTTTCCTGTGCTGCTCGGCCAGTGATCATGCCGCGCGCCGCGTCGATGCTGCCCAGCGGTTCGACCTGACCGGACCACCAGTCGTAGCCGTAGTAGATCGGCCGCGCAGCGCCAGCCGCTGATGCGGCAACGCTTGACCCAAGGCCCAGCAGGGTCAGGATGCCACGGATGTCGGACCCCCTGACCTCATCCTCGGTAGACAGGATGGACTCGGTCACGTTGGCCACGGCCTTGACGCCGCGCTCGATGGCGGTGACCGAGGGGTTGCTCATCATGCGGTCGTCGTAGGTCTTGTCGTTGAACGCGTTGAAGCCAGCCATGATCGACGGCCCGAAGCCCGGGATCATCGCGGTTGCGCCGCGCATCTGGCTACCGAAGACGTATTGCATCGCGTCGATTGCAAAGCCGTCGTCTTCGTCGTCCTCCTCGTCCCACGACCCGGCAAACGACTTCGCGATGGCGTCGCCAACCAGCATCGGCAAGCCGAAGCCCAACATGTACATCATGTAGGTCCGGCCGCTGAAGAACATGCCGCCGCGCATCTCGCGCCACAACTTCGTGAAGTTGGCCGCGTTCAGGTTGGCCATCATGTTGAAGTAGTTGCTGAACTGGAACAGCGCCTTCTGGAATGGCGTGCCCACTTCGTAGGATGCGATGTCCTCGGCCTCGAGGCTGCTCTGCGTCTGCCGCACGGCGGCGTCGGCCACCGCGACGGCCTCCTTCACGGAGTCTGCGTCCGACAGGTCGGCCTTGCGCTTCGACATCTCATCGTTGAAGGCGGCATCCCAAACAGCCGAGTCGATGAAGTTCTGGAATGCCTTCTGAAGGAAGTACCCGTGGGCCTTCGCCCACTCGTTCACCTTCTGGTACTTGTTTGGCTGCAGGAGCACGCGATCAATCTGCGTCTTGGTGTCGTGGATCTCCGACGTGAAGCGGATGTCCATGAACTTGCTGTGGTTGGCAATCGCCTTTGCATCAACCTGACGCGTCGCGACTCGCCACACAGACCGCGCCAGCTTGGCCGGAGGAACCTTGGTCGCCGCGATCATGAGGCCCGTGAGGCTCTGCACCGAGTTGCTGATGTTGGCGAACATGATCGACAGGCCCGCGTTGTTGCGCAGGGCAGACCAGAACGAGTCGATGATCTCGCTCGATCCAGCCTTCGAGGTCGACTGACGCGCGCAGCGGTTCAGCCACGGGATCAGGACTTCCTTGTAGGCGGTGGGATCGATCCTGTTGAGCCGGTCACGGAACTCCGGCCTGTTGATGATCTTGAGCGTGTTGTTCAGCGTCGGCTCAACAAGCGAGAACTTCACGACGTCATCAACGTGCTTGACCATCAGGCCCAAGTCCATCGAGAGGGGCTTGTTGTACTCAACGCGCTCCTCCGTGAACCCACTCTCGGTGGCCGGGAGAGCGTACTTGAAGTCGGCAAGCACCTCGGCCATCTCGGCCTTGCTGTCCACGTTGTAGTCGAGGGAGCGGTCGGTCTTGGCCGGGTAGTACCCACCTCGGAAGGTCTTCTTGGTGCCGTCAGCAAACGTGACCTCGAAGGGCAGCGCCTGCACCTCGGTGAATCGATACCCGAAACGCTCGTAGTGAGCCTTCTGGGCCATAGGCTTCATGTCCTCACACAGGTCCCAGACCTTCTGGACAAAGTCGAAGTGCTGCTCCGTCAGGACGCCATCGTCGATCAGCTTCTGGATGAACGCATCCCACGCCGAAGAGTCGATGGTGCCGTCCGCGCGCTCAACACCCCAACGCTGGCCCTTGCGCGGCCCAACCTTGACCTCTCGGCCAAGGAAGAACTTGCGCCTGTTGCTTGCGTTGCCCATGTGGAGCAGCGCGCCAACAACTTCGAGCACGCCGAAGCCGCCGTTGCCGGACCCGAACGTGTAGCCAACTGAGTTGGTGGCGTCGATGGTCCCCCTCTTGACGGGGAGCTCCTTCATGTACTGCATGAGCTTCTTGGTGAGCTCGTTGCGCTTCAGCTTGTACTCGCTGAGGGCTTCACGCACAGGACGCCAGATGAAGTTGGTGAACGACGGCCCCATGATGTCGCACCACGTCTCCACGCGCGTCATCTGGGCTCGCAGCTTGAGGAGCTTGTCGACGGACCGCTCCCAGTACGTCCTCGCCGCGATCTCGCCCGGGATTACCTCGCGGTCGCCGAACTTCTGCATGTCGCCAAGCAGGTTGGCCGTGATGTCAACGAGCTCAACAAGCCGGTCGCCAATCTTGATCACGTTCTCGCGCCGGGACTCGTGCCACAGCTCCTCAACAAGCTCGACCATCTGGTTGAACTCGTTCACGGTGAGGTCCTTGTACGACTTGCCCGACTTGGCGGACGCGGCCACCGCATCCATAACCTGCACAAGCATTGCAGGGTCCATCTGCTGCGCTTCCTTGATCCAGAAGTCGGCGTCGACGCCGCGCTCGCCAAGACCGTAGTAGGTCAGGATGGCGCGGCCAGCGTTGACGAGGACCATGTTGCGGGACTTCGCAAGCGTCGGGTCTTGCTTGAAGAACTTGGTCAGGTTGTCAATCTTGGATTCGATGTTCTCTCGGATGTCGATGGCTTCCTTCGTCATCGCGCCTTGCACCAACTGCTGGCGCTTGGCCTCGATGACAGCGGCCATGTTCTTGTCGGCCATGGCGTCCATCGCGCGCTTGGCTGCGCGTGCCTCGGCAAGGTCGTAATCGCGTGTGCGCATAACCGACCTGACGCTGCGCCTGCTCAAGATGGACTTCGCGGCCTGCTTTGCTGCGGCCGTCATGATGCGCAGCGGAGACGTCGACCGCTCAACCATCTTGAGTTCAGCCGCTACGAAGCGCGTGCGCGCCTCGTTGTGGAGGGCCTTCTGCACAGCCAACGTGCGCTGCGCTTCATCGACAAGGTCCCCGTGCTCGGTCAGCATGCGCTGATCGGTGCGATAGTCGACCTCCTCCTCAAACGGACGGGCCGCAAGAAGCGCGCGCAGGAACGCCGCGCCGTTCTCGAAGCCGAAGAGCTCCTTCGCGACCGTGTCGGGGTCCATGCCCTCCTTGCCAAGGACGCCAGAAATGTGGTGCGTGCCCAGCTTTTTGATAATGTCCGGGTCATCGGGGAAGTACTCCCTGACCGCATCAATCGACAGGCGCGGCTTCTTGTCGATGCTGGGCACTTCATCCCCAGCCAGCGCGGCCTCGGGGGAGATCTCAACCTCGGCGGAAACGGTGCCGTACCGGAACCACATCAAGGCGCGGTAGATGGGCTCGTTGAGCACCTTCTTACGCACCTCCTCGCGCACAACCGCGCGCTGGGCGTCGTGCTTCTTCTGGATCTCTTTAAGGTGGCGGCTTGTGGCGCGGCTTACCCACTGGAGGTTGCGCATCGAGCGATTCGTGAGCTGGAGGACGGCCTCCTGCTTCTGCTCTTCGTCAAGCGCCTGCAGCTCCTCCCACTCGTCCTTGCTGATCCCGGCCTCCTTGGCCTGCTCAAGCGTCATGAACAGCGGCGCAAGGCCGCGCACGGCGAGAGCACGCTGGATCTGCTCCTCCGACGCGATGAGGCGCATCATCACGCCCTCGACCTCGGGCGTCAGTGCGGGCAAGTCCTTGTTGAACTCCTCGCGGTACGCTTGGTTGAGCGTCGCCTTGATGTCGTTGTAGCAGTTGATGATCCAACGCCTGAACCGATCAAACAGGCTTTCCATCTCCTTGCTCGGAGACTTGCCCTCGTGGACGAACAGCTCCCAGTTGTAGGCCCACGCCTCGTGGTACGGCCGCTGCTCGTCGACCGACATGCTGTTCCACTTCTCGACGCGCCCAGCCTCATCCAAGTCCGGGTCGAACTGCATGCCCTGAGACTCGAACCAGTTCAGGAGCACCATCGCGTCGGTGCGCGTCTCAATGTCCGCTCCCGGGTTGCCTGCCGTCAGCATCAGGACGTGCAGGAAGTGGTGCGACATCTCGTGGAGGAAGGTCGAGAAGTTTCCTTCCTCGTATAAGAAGGCCGTGAAGTCGCGCGGCCTGTAGGTCCCAAGGACCGTGGGCGCGTTCAGTTCGGCCGCTGGCTCTGCGCCGATTCCGGCTGCTGCGCCTTGGGCGAACTCTGCGCCGGGCTCTGCTGCGGCCCTTGGTTCGACGGTTCGTTCGACCGGCTCGTTGAGTATTGCATCGACGTTGCTTTCGACGACCCAGTTGGCCCAGTCCCGTAGACTAATGAGCCGTTGCTGAGAGGGTGATCCGGGGGCAGCGGCTCCCCCAGCTTGCGGTGCGGCAGAATCTGTGCGGGCATAGTCCTTACCTTTCTCGGGCATCGCGTTGAAGACGTCCATCGTCCTCACGGTGAACTTCTCGTCCAACGCAGCAGCAATCGTATTCGCCATCGTCGTCAGGTCAACCGGGGAACTTGAGTCTCGCCCGATGAGCATGTAGTTGCCGATGGTCGAACTGCCGATGGCGATGCGGTTTCCGTTGACCTCAAGCGCGTAAAGTTTTTCGTTGAGATCGCGGACCTGCTCGGCCGTGAAGCCCTCCGGCAGGCCGATTTCGACCGCGCCCGACTGCGACCCGCCACTGAAGTTGGTTGTGGACATGATCCACATCCCCTGCTGCTGCAGCAGGTCCCCGAGAACGCCAGCAAAAGCTACCGACACGGATGGGTCGCTCAGGACCACGGCGAACGAGGGATTTGTTGCTCCCTTCCACGCGCCCATCTGATCGACAACTGCGCCGTCGACGCCGAACTCGCGCAGGACCTGCGGGACGACCGTGTTAATCACGGCTTTGCTTACCATGTAGCGCGCCGTGTCCGACAGCGTGTTCCATCGCGCTGTGAGCTCGGCGTTGTCCGGGTCGGGCGCAACCTCCACGCTGATCTGGGGCAGGTCGCGGCTGAACACGAACGGGGACGAGCTGGGGAGTCGCGGGGCAACAGGGGTCGCCGTCTCAAGGGCGGCGGACGCGTCGCGCGAAGGGCCCTCGTAGGTGGAGCCAACGTTCGCATCGAACTTCGAGCTCTCCCACGCGAGCTTGGCGAAGCCGTTGTAGAGATCGCTTATTTGCGTGCGAGCGTCTGCCTGCGTGAGCTTGCCTTCCTTGTGCAAAGCCCAAACCTTTTCGGCCTTGGTAAACAAGTCGCGCGGGGTCTCAACGGCAACGATCTGATCATGCTTCTCTTGAGTGATCTTTCCATCGGCAAGATCCTTTGCCGCCTGTGCCATCTTCGCGCGTGCTCGAGTTGATGCGGTCTTCTGCTTGTCCTCAAAAAGCACGCGCACCATTTCCCACGTGATCGACTGCATCTCGCGAGGGAGGATGCCGCGAGATGCAGCGGCCTGCCTGTAGGCTTCTTGCAGGTACGGGTACAAACCAAGCAAGCCAGTTTCTACGGAGGTTGCTCCGCCCTGTCCGCCCCACGCTTGGTTGACGTACTGATGAGTCGCCGCCAAAGGAAGCAAGTAAGCGGCGGCGACGGCGTGAGTGTCGATGGTTACGTGGCCGAACCTGCTGTAGGGAGCGAAGAGGTTGTTGTAGAAGTTGCGCACCTTGTGCGCGTTGCCAAGCTGGCGCGAGATGTTTTCTCGGCTTCCATCCGCGTAGACGGACACGGCCTTGATGATGGCCGTGTAGGACTTCCAGCGGATCTTGTTCTTGACGAGCTTTACGAAGCCGCCCTCCGGCGAAAGGATTGGCGTGCGCGGATCGTTGTAGGCTTGATCGTAAAGGCGCGCATAGATGCCAGCGGACACGTAGTCCTTGGCGTCGAGCAGGTCGCGCATTGATTTGCCGCGCAGATCATCAAGCGTGCGCTTCAGCTTCTTTGCCGACTTGGCTGCGTGAAGACCCCACATCTTCTCCATCTTCTCGTCGAAGACGTGGTCCTTCTTTGCGTGAAGCACATCAAGGATGCGCTCGGCCATCGACATGTTTTCAAACCAGTTGGCCTGCGGCGACAAAACCGCAATCGCTGCGGCGGTCTGCATTGGCGACATCCCGTAGCGCACAGCCCACTTGTCGGCGTACTTCTGACCGCCGTCGTACCACAGCTTGGCGCGCTCGCGCAGTTTCGGATCCATGCCGTCGTACAGCCACAGCAGGTTGTCGACAACGTGGGCGATGTACTTCTGGGCGATCTCTTTTTCAGTCAGTCCTTCGGGAAGGTGGAGGAACGGGAAGTTGCGAATGGTTTCGACGTTTTTGGTAAACGCCTTGGCGTCATCAAAAGCGGCTTCGATGCTCGTCGTGTACATCGTCATGACCGGGTTCTCGATCACGCTCTTTTTTCTCCCGCTTGGGAGGCGCGTCGAGAGCTCGCCAGTCCACGGAACAGCGTTGGCTGGCATGCCAAGAATCTTCGTGAGCTGAAGATTGTCAGAGCCAAACGTAACGATGACATCGTCAATGCTCGGCAGATCGAGCATGTGGTACGGAGGGAATCGGTCGAGAGCTTCTTGAGGGATGTCCTTGTGGGCCTCGACAAGACGCGCCTCGGCCTCGCCGTAGAGGCGTTGGTACATCTTGAACTGGGCCTGATCTTTGGCGAAGCGGATCTCGGGGCCGTGATCGTACTTGTTGTAGACCGCGTTGATGAGCTCCTCGACCTGCGTCCCAAGCCGCCTCACCGACACCTGAGAAACCTGATCGTCAGAAGTGAAGACAAACGCAGGATCATCAACAGCCGCAGCGATTGCCTTTTTGCGGTTAGGCATCGACGGGCTCATGACAAGAGAGAAGAACGCGCGGCGCACGTTGCGCACGGTCGCATCAATATCTTTCTGCGTCATGCGGCCTTGCTTTGTGGCAAGGGCATCAATCTCCGCAAGCACATCAAACGGCCACTGCTCAGGATCGTAGGTGGTGGTGGCGTCAGGCATTCCCAAAAGACGCCACAGCGCATTGTTTGCAGTTATGAGTACTTCTTGACGCTGCTCGAGAGTTCCATCAGTTCTTGTGGCATCGGCCAGCAAGTTGTTCAGCATCTCGTGCGCGCTCGGGAACTCGACATCGTCAAGCGATGAGATCTTGCTCGCGAGGTAGTCGCTCTTGACGTATTTCTGGATCAGGTACTTCCAGTTGCCCTTGATCCTGACGCCGCCACTTCTGGCCTTGCCCCAATACCCGGTCTGTGGGTTGTATACGTGGCCGGTCTTGACGTTGAGCCACCGCAAGAACTCGCGCGAGTCGATGTCCTGCTCAGGCAACGACAGCACCTTGCGCTTTCCAACTTGAACTTTGCCAGTCAGCTTCGCAATGCGATAGAACGCGTGCGAAAACTCCCTGTGGTAGGCGTTTGGGTTGTAAGCGGCCGCAACATCCGGCTGCCCGCCCTCGGCAAACTTTTCGACTTGCTGAATCGCGTGCTGCAGCTCGTGCAGGATGATGGAACGCGCTTCGTCCAAGCTAACATTGGGAGCAACGGCAATAACTGAGTTGGGCAAGTCTGCCGCAGAAAGATACTCGTCTCTTGCATCGACTACGCCCATCATCAACACCTCAAGCGGGCGAGAAGAGAAGAATCCCTTCGTCCTGCCATCCGGGTTGAGGCTGTCCGGCACCATGATGACCTTGATGTCGCGCAAGGCCGGGTATGCCGCGAACAGCTTTTTATGCTGCATGATGTCGTCGAGCCTGACATCGGACGCTTCTGGGTCGGCATCGTCCAAGTTGTCGACGCCTTGCAGATCGGCCATCTTGGCGCGATGCAGCATGCCCCAAGTGATGTCGAAGAAGTGGACCGAATGAAGGTTGGATGGGACGACAATCTTGGCGTCTGCGTCAGTGATCTCGAGTCGCCACTTGCCGTCCGGTCCCTTGAACCAACCCGTAGCAGCCTTCGTCTCCTCGGCGGTTGCTCCCTTTGTGTCGAGCTCCTGCGCCTGAGTCAGCCGCATCTCTTGAGATGGAGTTGCCCCCTGTGAGCCGATGAAGTGGCGGAACTCAGACCCGGCCTCTTCAACAACCTCTTCGCGCATGCTCGCGTAGCGAATCTGGGAGGGGCTGAAGGCGATGATGGTGCGGTTGCCAGCCTCGCCAACAACCAGCCCGTCAAAGCCTCGGGACCGCAGGCCGTCCACGTAAGCGCGCTGGGCCTTGGCTGGGTTCTCGGCCTTCGTCACGGCCTCAGGCAGCTCGGTGACGACCATCGGATTCTTGATGGAAGCGTAGACCTGACGCGTAACCGATGGACCCTGTCCGGGCTGCGCGGTGGGGCGAGCCTCAGCCATGACGACGCCGCCACGGTATGGACGGACCTCTCCCTCCTTGGGCATCTGCACGTAAAAGCGCGTCGGAGCTCCGTCCGGCCCGGCGAGCTTGCTTGAGCCAAACCACGCCTTGAACTCCTCAGTGTCCACTCGGCGCTCGCCCTGCTCGGTGAAGTCTTCGGCCTTTTCGGCGACCTTGCCGCGCACGCCGAAGGTCAGTTGGTACTGCTTGTGGTACTCGTAGGGGTCCTTCTTGAGGCGAGCGGCCTGCACGACAACAAAGTTGCGGTACAGGGTTCCAAGAGCGCGCGCCTGACGAGGCTGTACGCGACTGGTCGAGCTTACGTTCTCGACAAACTCGTCCAGCACCTTCTGCGCGCTGTCGAGGAACTGCTCCCGGCCCTGCTCGGTTTGTTGAATGGCCTTCTCGGCCGCAGCCTCAAGTTTTTCTGACGCCTGCTTGAGTTGCTGCGCCTGAAAGTAGCTTTCTTCGCCCGGATCAAACCGAACATGCTCAGTAAGAGCCTGCTGCAAATCGGTGCGCTGGATGCGGCTCAGGAGATGAGCACTTGGGATCACAACATCGGATCCCGACTCGGCCAAGGAGTTGAGGTCGGCCGTCACCGACTCCTTGAACGTTTCGACAAACTCGGCGTGCGGCACCTTCAGGCCGTCAAGAACCGTGAGAAGATCTTTGGCGTCGATGTAGGCGTTCTCCCCGCCATAGGTCTTGGTTTGCTTGAGTAAGAACTCCTCGTGGTCTTTGGGAGAGCGAAGCTGGACCGGGTTCTTGGTTGCCTCGATAATCTTTTCGAGGTTCTCTTTGCGCACGGTCGCATCAACCGCCTTGCGACTGTCTACAAACAAACGGAACGCCGGTCCCGGCAAACCAAGGACCGACATGCCCATGACGCTCTTGGTCATGACCTCGGTGATGCGCGAAGCCATCTCCTTGATCCCCTCCAAGGAGCTGAAGCGAGAGTCGAGGTCTTCGCGTGAGGTGCGCGCGATTTCGTCGCCGACAATCTGAGCGACTTCCTGCAGAGCTTCAGTACCTGCTTCACCCAAGCTCGACTTGGCGTAGTTGATGCCAAAGTCTTTCCAAGCGCGACCAGTAGTTTTTGAGGTGACGGCTTTTGTTACCTGAGCCTGCAGCTCCTTCCTGAAGATGCCCTTGGCCCACGAAGTCGCGAGCTTTGCACCGAATACCTCAAGAGCGCCAGCGGCGATACCAATGCCAAGCGCGGAAGCGGCAGAAGTTTCCGGGTCGTAACCCTGTTCGATCATGTCGCCGTAGGCGTTGCCGCCCTCGACCATGGCCGAATGCGCAAAAATGGCTGCGCCAGCACCGCCTGCGGCGCTGAAGATTGACCCCGGGCCAGTTACCGCGCCAGCGGCCCAGCCAACCGCAGCGCCGCCAAGCACAACGGGAAGAGCATCGCGCAACTGCCCAGCAATCTCGATGGCGGACGGCAAAAAGCCCTGCACCGGGCCAATCTCGCGCATTTCGCGTTCAACTTGCTTGAGCCTGATCTGATCCTCAGGGGTCGCAATGTTTGCAGCCATCTTGGCGTAGATCAGGCCGCGATCATCGATAAGACGACCAGCCCTCCACGCGTCAGTCCACGACTTCCACAGCCCTTCCTCGCTTCCCAGTTGCTCAATGGAGTCGTGGGCAATGCGAGCAAAAAGTGGATTCTCAAAAGCCTCTCGAAGAACTGGATTCGCGGCCAGCGTTCTGCTGTTGATAGCTTCGCGCTCATCGTAAATCTTCTTGAGCACGTCAAAGTTGTCGAGCGCCGAAGACTCTGGCACACCAAGGCCAGTCGCAATGCTGCGCGCCTTTGCAACCTTGTTTGGGTCAAACTGCATGGCATCGCGCATTGCCATGACTCGATCACGCTCGTTCTGCTGCTCAATCTCGAGGCGCATGGCCTTGAAGGAGGCGAGGCTGGCTTGGCGCTGCTCCTCTGAGATCGCCTTTGTTGGGTCCTGAGTACCAAGTGGCCCTTGCGCTTCAGGCCGAGCGATCTGGTCGAACATGGTCGGCCGATCAAGCTGCTGGCGGATCTGGTCCTGATTCGGGGCAAACCCACCAGTCATCATGTCGCTTGGTTCCATGTCACTTGCTTTCGTTGTCCAGCTTCTTCATCAAACCTTGGATACGGGAACGGCGCGTGTTTTCTTGCTTCATCGCGTCGGATCCGCGCGGTGTGTCATACCCAAAAAGTTTCTTCAGACGGGCCCGCGTTTTCTCATCAAGGTCCGGGCTCTTCACAATCTTCAGAGAAACCTCGGCGTCTGGCGGCACCAAGTACTTGTCGAATACCTCGGAACCAACTTGGCGTTCCTGCGGCTCACCATCACCAAGGCTGAGATTGGGAGCTTCTTTAACCAGCGACTCAGTGGCCGTTGTCGGCAAGCGAGTGTTCATGATCTTTTCGAGCTTTTCGCTCTCCAAGAAGGCGTCGCTCTGGCCAAAGCTGTGCGCGGAAAACAAACTTGGATACTTCACAACTGCGCGCAACATCTGATCGGACATTGTTTCAGATGCTTTTTGCAGGCTGGCAACGGTCTCTGAGTTGCCCGCCGCTTTAACCATTTGCGAAATGGTCATTGGCTTGCTGTACGTGTGACGCTTTCTGTTTTCTTCGGTGCTGCCAATATCCCATCCCGAATAAACAACGGGGTTGACAACATCTTCCTGACCTTTGCCGTCAGGCTTGTCCCGAGTAACGATTAAATCGTTGGCCTTCATGTACTTGTACAAAGCGTGGGCTTTTATGCCGCCATTTGCGGCCACGTCCTTTGCAGCAAAGTTGTTCAGGAAGTTGGTCTTATCGGCCGGGCTGACTCTGGCAAACATCATCGCTGTTGCCGGATTAATGGTGGCATCCGAACGATTCATGACCGACGAAAGATTTGCTCTCAACCATTCGGCGGTTTGAGTGGTCGTCATTGCAGACGACTTTGTATCAAGGCCAAACATGGCTCTGGCTTCGTGAAGAAACTTCAAAGCGACCGGATCGCTTTCAAAGCGCTTTTCAAGAACCTGAATCTGGGCTGCGCGAAGACCCGTTCTTTCTTTGACCCAGTTTGGGTCTCCGTGCTTTCCGGCAAACATTCTGGAGAAGCCAGAGCTCACTCCTGAAATGTTGCTGATGTCGTTCCAGAACTCCGAGTACGTTGAAGCGGTGGTGCCAGATTGCCGCGCAACATCTGCATACTTTGTGACGATCTTCTGCAAGTCGGCGATGTCTTCGCCGTGCTTTTTCGCCCACTCTTCCTCCGACATGCCGGAAGAAAAAATCAGCTCGGATTTCTTGGTTTGGAATGCTTTGCCCTGAGATCGAGCCCAAGCCGCACGCTCTGATGCGGCGGCACCAATGTCCGAACGAATCATCTGCTGCTTTTGCTCTTCTTGACGCAAGCCAGTCAGGTGAACCAGCTTTGCAATCTCAAGAACGCTTGGCTCCCGGTAGTAATCGCCTCTACTGATTGCGTCTTGACGCTCAGCGTCAAGGTTTCGCATCACATCTTCAAACGCTGGGTTCTTTTCCAGCTCCGATTCCCCACCGATGGTCCCAGTATATCCAGCAACACTGTACTGAATGCGCTTGTTGCCATCGTTCCACGCAACAAAGCCAGTCTTGTTGAGGCCAACGTCGGTGCGCAAAAGCGCGTAAGGAACTTGGCGACCAGCTATGTCGCTGGCACCAGTGACATCATCTCCTGCAATGGAAATCTGATCGCTGAGCATTTCATCAGCAGCCTTTTTCAGCATCTCGGCTTCAGACATCTTGTCGCCAAGACCTTGCTTCTTCATGTCTTGTGTTCGCTGAAGAAGCTCCATCTCAAAGTCAACGCGTGAGTACGCTGGCAGGTTTTTGAGTTCTCCTGCTGACAAACCTCTTCCACCTGAAGGTGGCAACTGATTCAGCATCTTCTGGTATCGGTCGTCGATGAAATCCTTCTTGGCGATCTCATCTTTCTGCGTGACGGTTGCGCTACCAACCGCCGATGCCCATCGATTCTTGGCATCGGTTAGGTCTTGGTTGTTGAGCCGAAAGCGCCACACGCGGTCGATCTCGTCGGCGCTCTTGTAGTTTGTGCGCCACTGCTGAGGAGTTAGCGCCGTCATGCTTTCGCGCTCCCCGGGTTTGGTTGTGAAACGCTTGCCTTCGTTCCACCACTCGCGAAGTTTGGGGGCAAGACCGTATTGCTCCACCTGCGCTGCAAGAGCTGATGGCATCTGCTCAAAGTCGAGCTGCTGATTTTGGTCCTGCATGGCCCACGCAGTAAATGCATCCCCAACTTGCTTTTCTGCTCTTTGACGAACAGCCTCCGCTTGTTCGGCATCTCTTCCAAGATGATTTTTAATCATCTGAGCTTCTTCGGCGTCAATCTTGCCGGAGGCCACGTCCTCATCAATCTGATCGCTGATAAGGTCAACCTTGGCCCAGTCGCTGTAGCCTTCATACATCATGTCGGCCGTTTGCCTCCACAATGCGGCGGCCGACACCGTGTCGTCCTTCTTCAATCCAGCCTTAACGGTGCGCTGCGACACGTTTGACGCTTGGCCCGACATCTCGTCCTTGTAGCGTTCGTAGTATGCCTGCGCGCGCACGCCGTTGTCGTCAGAGAGTGCGGCAATGGCGGCAGAGTGAAGCTGGTTGCGAGATTCGCGCAGCAGCTCTACGCGGCGAGGATCGTTGGCCGCGTAACCAAGCATGTCGGCCTTCTTGGTGACGTAGTCCTCCATCGTCTTCTTGTTCTGGAGGTAGCGATTCACCTCGCCGGGCTGAGGCTTCGCGTCAAACTCGGTTACGTGCTTAATCGCGTCGGCGCGAAAGTTGTTCTCGCTTGCCTCAGTCTGCCCAATGTGAAAGATCTTCTGCTGCCTGCCGAAGTGGTCGTCGACGTCGCGCTTGAAAGCAAACATGCGCTTGTCGGCGTTGAGGCGGAACAGCCTCTTCTGCATCGGGTTCTCGAGGCTGTCCTCGATTTCCTTGACCTTTTGGTAGACGCTGTCGAGGGTGGGCTGGTACTTGGTCTGCGAGTCCTCGCCAAGCGTGTACTTGTAGCCCGTCTGCGGGTTGTCGTACGCGTCCGCGAGGGTGTCGCGCAGGCGATTGTCGGCCTGCATCGCGCGCGCTTCGTTGAGCTGGTCTTCTTGGCGTTCGAAGTACGCGTTCAGTCTGGTGACCCCTCGACCAAGCTGCTCGACGTTTTGGCCAAGCTGCATGAACTGCTTGCCAGTGAAGTCCTCAATCGGGGTCGTCCCGGGGGCCTGATAAGGAGCGATTCCACCAACCTGCTGGTTGACGGACGGAACACGAGGGATCTGGACCATGGTGCCTTTGGGTTAGAAGTCGCTGGCGTATGCCCCGCGCGTGCGAGCAACCGACCACTGGTAGGCCGTTTGCCCGGCGCTGCCGAGAAGGGTTGAAAAAGCCTGCATGCCGGGCTTGATGGACCCGGCGCTGACGCCGAGGTTGCGCGCGCTGAGGCCAGCCATCGTCGACTGCGCGCGGTAGTTAATCGCTTGCGTCTGCGCTGCCTCGGCGGCGCGGAGGGCGTTGGCGTTGATCGTCAGGACGTCAATCTCCTTGACGATGTCGCCCGTCGCCATGATCTCGGCGGTGCTTCCGACACCGGCCTGCACGCCACGAGCAGCCAGCGACGCCTGCGCGGACGCCTTCTGCTGGCCAGCCTGCATCGTGTATTGCCCAATCTGGCGCTCGCCTGCCTGCCTTTCGGCGTCGGCCGCAGCCTCAGCGGCGCGAGCGTTAATCGCGCTCATCGTCGACTGAAACTGGGCCGACAACTGCTGCGACTTGAGTTGGTACTTCTGCGTCTTGGCCTCGTAGAAGCTGCCAACGGCATTCTGAAGTGCGCCGTAGATTGACAGAATCAGACCGGCCTGAGCCAACGACGACATGGGCTGCTGCACTGGCGCGCCCGCGCCCGCGTCCATGTTGATGTTGAACCGCTGGTTGGGAATGCCTCCAGATCCTCCACTCATGTCAGCTTCCTCCGATTGAAACTTCAGTCGTCATCGAGAGAACGTTCAGCGGCAACGGGTCAGACTGCCTGATAAGCACGCTGCCGTCCCAGTCCCACGTGGGATGGATCAACACGTCGACGTTGCCACTCTGCAGGGATGGCGTCGTTGCGTATGGGTCAGTCTTGGTGAGCGTCGTCGACGTCGGGCCAACAACAAACCCGGCGCTCTGGTACACGCGGAAGGCCACCTTGCTCACGTTCTTGGCCGTCGCCTGACCAAACGCCTCCATCTGGACGACCATGGGCAGGGTCTTCAGGTCGCTCGTGTAGGCGAGGCCGATGCTTGCCTTGTAGACCGGATACGCAAGCGTCACCGAGCCTCCCGACACCACGCGCGTCGGGTGAACCTTGCCATCGGCAAGGATGGCGACAGTCTTGCCGTTCAGATGATCGAGGCCACCGATGGACGTGACCGCCGTGATGCTCGAGAACGTGATGCCTGCGTCAACGAAGTAGGCGTCGGCAAGCGTCGCAAACTTCTGCGACACCATACGCTCCACGTAGCGCACCGGGGCCGCAACGGTGCCTCGGTTGACCACGACGTAGAGGTGGTCCTCCTCGCCCTCGGAGACGACGCAGCAGGACTCAAAGATGCCCTGCGTTGTGTGCTGGTGCCAAGCGCCAACCTGCTCTTCGGGCACGTAGGCAAAGCTCAAGAGCTTGCCGCTCGTCGACACCATCCAGATGATGCTCGATGGCGACTTCTGGTAAGCCATCTGGACGATCTCGTAGTCGTCAAAGAGGTGCGACGCACGCAGGCTGAGGTCGCCAGTGACGTAGCCGCTACTCTGCCAGTTGTAGCCGAGCTCGCGAACGTGACCTCCGCGACCCGCCGCGTACACGCACACATTGTTGATCGTGACCGGCTGAACCGTCGACGCGCCAACGTAGGACTGCGGGCGAACGCTGATGGAGTAGGGAGTCAGGGCGTCCTGATTAACCGACGTAACGCGCCACTCGGCGCTGTTCGTCAGGGCAATCATCTCGGCCATTGGGACCAAATGCCGGATCGTGTTCGACTCACGCGCCGCGACCTGAAAAAAGATTCTGTCGTTGTCGCGCGTTGGGAGCGAGTAACTCATGTCTCGCTCGGTTGCAGACTTCGTCATCCAGATGGCCTGCGGCTGATTCAGTGTTCCAGCCAGCGAACGACGCTGCTCGAAGTACGTTACGGCCCCGGGGTAGTTGCTCGTCGATGAAAAGACGTCGTCGTAAATGGGCGGCGTCGTGCCCATGTCGGGCGCAATGTTGTCGTCGACAAAGGACGTGGTCGCGGTCTGACCGATGTACCCGTAGAGGCCGGACTGTTCCTTGTACACGTTGTAGCGCGTGGCCCCGGTCACCGCGTCCCACGTGATCGTGTTGCGCGCGCCCGTCATGTACAGGTTGTTGAGCGAGGTGACCGCAACGGACGGAAGCGACTCCGTCAGGTCTGATGCTACGGCAGTTACTTTGTAGTTGTTGGAAATGCCCGTGCGCGCGCTGGCAAACTGCGCGCGACCATTTATCGGGTAAATGTCAACATTGAAGGTGTTGACAGCAGCTCCGCCTTCAAGATTCGCCCAAGTTATCCGGCTTCCGCCGGTCGGAGCCGTCCAAATCTCATAGTTGTTGGTGGTTGGGTTGCGAACGTAAGCAAACGATGCCGAACCAACCTCATATGACCCAATGCCAGTTGGCCAGTTAAACCCGCTATTAAATCGGCGAAACTGGATCTTTGCGCCAGTAAGCAACCCGTGGTTTGTGTGAACAACAAGAGAGGTGGAGTTTGTTCCGCTGAATGTTATATGAACCGCAAAAGGGTCTTCAGCCCCTGAGTCATAAACCTTGACAATAAACCGAGTCAATGTTATCGCGGATTTGACAACAAAAAACGATTCATTGTATGAGCCTACAGGAACGTCGAAAAAGTAAACGCTGTCACCCTTAACGTACCCATGTTCATCAATCGTTGTAATGCTAACTTCGTTGTTGCTGGCACTTGCCGCATTATTGATAAGAGTGATTTGCGATCCGACGCCAAGCGTGCGCTGTGCCGTGACGTTGATCGGCGCTGATAGACTCGCGGCAAAGGTGACTGGCTTGTAGTCCCACTTGATCGCGCCGTAGCGCCGGATCTCGGCCACGGGGTACTTCTGGTGGGCCAGAGTCAAGACGTCGTTTGACTGGACGTAGTTGATCGAGAACAGGTCCTCTTCCTTGTACGGGCTCGGTAGCTCGTACTCGCCAGTTGCTGGCTGTGCATACCAGTACGTTGAAGCAACAACGGCTGGGGCGTTTTCTTCTGGGTAGTCCTGCAGGCACACGTAGACGCTGCCGCTGAACGTGACCAAGTCGCCAGCCGTGTAGACGTAGTGCGCGCGGATGTCGTTGGCACCAGAAGCTCCAAAGTCGATGCCAGTTCCGGCCAAGGCATCTGCCTTCGTTGCGCAGATTTTAATATCTGTCGAGCTAACGCTTTTTACGTAGTAAACGGTCCCGGTCTTGAGCGGAGTTGGAAGAGGATTTGCAGTTCCCTGAGTCAGCGTGATTGCGTCGCCGTCAACAAATGGATTCACCGTAAACGAGACGATGTCGGTAGTTGAGTTGACCGCCGTCGACGTTCTCGGCCCAATGTAGGTGGCGGGCGCGCTTCCCCCGGTCGGCACGAGGAGCGGCTGACCAAGCGAGTAGAAGCGAATGTAGCCGGATGTGTTGGCGTCCTCTGCGCCGAGCTCGATCACGACGGTCTGCGTCGTGCTGAACGTGAACGGAATCAGCCGGGACTTGCGCGTACTCAGCCCGCCGGTCGCCTTCGTCTGGCGCACGAACTTCGTGCCGGGGCGGTTCATGACGTGGCCCTCCGGCTTCGTGATCATGTTCAAAAGCGTGGCGGCACCGATCTGGTACTTGTTGTCGTCGATGCGCCCGAACATTTCGGGGCTGATTTCTCCGCCACCGAAGGACCGAGTGAATACGCGCGGGTTTGGCATGGTTACCTACCAGACATCCAAGGGGTAATCTGCTCGGGCTTGATGTTGCGTTGCGTTGCGTCGTGGCTTTCGGCCTTGCCAAGGTACGCGGCGAGCATCTGCTGGCAGCGTTTGGCCTCAGCGGAGCCCTGATCGCCCTTGATGATCGGGCCAGCCAGCATCGAGGCAAGGTGCCAAGAAAGGGCCACCACGAACGTTTGCGAGAACGTCCGCGAATCGGTGGTCCTGTAGACGTACCGCACCATCGCGTTCGGCTGGTCGGTGTAGATCACCTGCTCGCCGTCCTCGTTGGTTTCGATGCTGTACGCCTGCGGGTTGTACATGCCAGCGGCGATGATCGGCGCTGTGTAGTACGTGCCTCCGGCCGGAGCGAACGTCGTGCTGTAGTCGTCGGACGCATCAGGCGGCAAGACGGCGACAATCTTGGCAGCGTTCGCCGGGAGGGCGTACGCGTAGTCGTACTCGGTGGACGTGTTCGTGACCTCAACAAGCGCCTCGCGGCGCATGGCGAAGTTCCACTGCTGCATCTCAAGTAGGCTGTCGCGAGCAATCGGGTAGAACGTTGCGCAGTACGAGCTCTGGACGCTGCCGTCAGTCGGATTGATGCTCGTGATCTTGTTCCCTTCGCCGATGTGCGAGAGTGCCAAGTTGCAGATATCCACCGCCGTCGTTCCCGCGCGCGAGACCTTCTCCCACACGTTGAACGCCGCAGTTTCCCACTGCGTCAGACCAGCGCCGCTGAAGTGAGCCGAATCTCCGGGGATCTTTAAAAACTCATTGGTTTCGAAGGTGCCCATGTAGGGATCTTCGTAGGCGAGTTTTTGCACGGCGTCGCGAACGAGCTCGGCACTTTCTGCAGTGCTGTTCGTGGCCCAAGGCTCCGTCGTGATCTTGCCCTGAATCCACGGAATCGTTTCGGCAAGGCCGCTGTACATGCCACGGTCCTTGATGGCTTGGCGCACAAGGCTTTTGAACGTGCGCAAGTTGTCTTCGTAAGCGTTCGCCCAAACTGCGTTTGCTGTATCGCTTTCGCCCTGCGACATAAACACGCCTACAACTTCAAGCGTGTTGCCTTCCGACGCGGCTGCGGCAACAGCGGTATCGAGGATGTCGAGGAAGCGCGTGTACAGACTCTTGGAGGCTCCGGGCGACCAGTTGCTGTGGGCCGTCGTGTCAAACCATGCGGCGCGCGATGGACTGAGTCCGATGGCACCAAAAGTGAAGCCCTGCTCGTTTTGGGCCAAGCAAGTGCTTCCGACGCCAAGATTGCAAACGTAGATTTCCTCGCCAAGGGCCTGCTTGAGGCGCATTGCGAGACCGACTTGGCGGGTTTCGCAAAAGGTTCCAGTAGTATGGAACGCTGTAGGAGTTCGGGTAGTTGAACCCCGGGGGGAACGGGTTTGTCTTGTTGGCCGGAGCGGTCAGCGTGCTGTAAATCTTTCCTTCGAGCTTGGTCCAAGGAAAGAAGTAGCCCCACTTGTCAAAGCGCCCAGTCGGGGTGTTGGTCTTGTACCAGTTGCCCGTCTGCA